CAAACAAAACATTATGAAAAGCAAATCATTCAAATCGATTCCTCTATTAATCGGATTCCTTTTGTTGGGAACGATAGCCAGAGGACAGAGTTTATCAAAAACTACTCCAAGTATAGGTAAACAAATTTGTTTACCAGTTACTTTAATGGATACTATTATTCACGATCTACAAGAACGTAAACTATACATTCGCAAAGATTCTATTTCTAAGCTATATATCACGCATCTAAGCGAACAATTAGATGTAAATAGTACAAAGATATGGGAACTTGAAAAATCGTTGCTTACAAGCGAAAAGAAACGAGTTCGTAATGGTTGGCATCGTAATGTTTTATTGGTTTTATTCATTACATTAGGAACGATATGTATACGATAGAAGTAAATCCGATGGAAAAACCAAAGAATCGGCAGGAAAAAACCAAAGAAATCTTGGAAACGATGATGGATGTGATGCAAAATATCGAGTATATTGATGATGCCGGGTACGTTTTACGAATGAAAGTGATGAATAATATTGAATACCTGGTGGATGAGTTAATGGATGATTACCAAAATACTAAGTAATATGAATATAGAGCATAAAATTGAGGCAGTTAAAAAGCATTTTTATGCGACAAAAATTACCAAAAAAGAATTTTGCGAAAAATATCATGGACAATATGGATATGATAATTGGGATGGTTTAAGAAGATTGATGAATCAAAATGGAATAACAATTAGAGAACGATCCACAGAAGATTTTGATAAGGCAATTAAAATTGAAGACAAAATAGATTATAATCTTGATATGCTTGATAATTATGGTATAGAACCATCGTTGTCAAAAGAATATGAATCGGCAAAACTTCCAGAGCATTTAAAGAAAATTGGAATCATATCTGATATTCACTTTCCGTATCACTCATTAGAGGCTTTGACCATTGCCATCAAGCATTTGAAAAGTTCAGATATTGACTGCCTTTATTTGAATGGGGATATTATGGATTTTTATTCCATTTCCAGGCATGAAAAGGAAAAGGATCTAAGAGATTTTAAAAGGGAAGTTGATATGAGTAGAAATTTCTTAAAGAAACTTCGTGATCTATTTCCTACAATTCCGATATATTACAAGTTGGGTAATCACGAACAACGTTGGGCAAGGTCTTTACAATTACAAGCCGATGAATTTGCGCAGCTTCATGACCTACAATTTGAGATATTTTTTAACCTTGATAAACTTCAGTTCACAATTGTAAACGATTGGCAAGGCATGGAAATGGGAGATTTATTAGTAGTTCACGGCCATGAGTTATACGGTGCCGGAGGTATTAATCCTTCGCAAAACCTAATGAATAAGACATTGTGTAATACATTAATGGGACACGTTCACCGTACATCAACATCACAAAAGAAAACGGCATTTAAGGAATATGTTAATACTTATACTACTGGATGTCTTACAGTATTATCGCCAAAGTATATGCCATTCTCTATGCATAATCATGGATTTGCTATTGTTGAAATTAATAATGGCAAATCAAAAGTTTTTAATTATCAGATAAAAGAAGGAAAAATTCATTAGATTTGTTTTTCATAGTTTGTTTTTAAGGGTTTAGATTTCCATTGTAAATGCCTACTGATAATATCGGTAGGCATTTTTGTTTAAAAAAAGATATAAAAAAATATTTAAAAAGTTTTTTATTTTAAATAATTCTTTTATATTTGAGGCAAGAAAGTAACAATGCTTTCTCTAAATCCTTATCAAAATGAAAAAAATCATCCAGTACACCATCGAAATGAATCGTATTGATCCGACTGGCATACCTTCCGGCATTGCGATTGCAGCAATTCTTTATTTTACTTATTTTATTCTAATCCCTTTATTCTCATGAAAAATTTAATTAAATCATTGAGTGCATTTCAGAACGAATGCCCAATTATCCACAAGGATACCAAAGGCCATAACTATACTTATGCTGACCTTCCTCAAATTTTTAGCACAATCAATCCGTTAATGAAAAAGCACGGATTATGCTTTAGTCAATTATTGGAAAACGATGGCCTTAAAACAATTTTGTTTCACGTTGAATCCGGTGAATCATTAGAAAGTTTTACTCCAATTCCAAAGATTAAACTTGGCGCAATGAATGAATATCAATCATTTGGCTCAGGGGTTACTTACTTCCGTAGATATGCAATAAGTTCAATGCTTGGTTTAGTTACTGACAAAGATATTGATGCGGCTGGAGTTCAAGCACCGGTTAAACCAAACGTTTCAATTTCAGCAGCAGATTTAGGAGAATTGAAATTTCAATTAGATGAATGCGGAAATCTAATAAGATTAAAAGAAATTTGGGATAGCATTGAACCGCAATATCAAGTTCTTCCAGTAGTAAAAGATTTAATTAATAACCATAAAAAACAATTAACAAAATGAGCAAGTTAGTAAGCATTTCAATCAATGTGGACTTATTAGATAAGTCAAAATTGTACAAAGGTAAGAAAGGTACTTACCTAAACGTTTCAGGATTCTTAAAGGAAAATGCTGATCAGTATGGAAACTTTGGATTTGTTACTCAGGATGGAGTAAAAACAGAAGGAAGTAACGCACCGATCTTAGGTAACTTTAAGGTTCGTGATTTTGATTCATCTGACAAAGTTCAAAGCAAGCCAGTACCATCATTTGATTCTCCATCTGTAAGCCTTATCCATGATGACACTCTCCCTTTCTGATAAATATTTTAATAAGGAGGCACAAGAATATGCCTTCTTATTAGTAAGCCTACGGCTTATGTTAGATGCTTCAAACTTAACGGTGGAGGCATACAAAGAGGTAGTTTTAAAACACCTTGAAGCAAGTGTAAATACTGATTTATTAACCCAAGAATTTGCAAATGATGTCAGAAATAAAATTTAACCCAACTGAATTTGAGATTGGATTGTTTGGACATAATCCAATTCAAGAAATGAGCAAGGCTCAGATCAATCATTTAGTCCATTTGATCACGGAGAATATATCTGTGAATGGTGGCGAGGTCATCAAGACTTTAGCCTTAGCATCTAAGTATCAGCACCTATTTGCTGAACTGGAGAAGAACCTAAAAGAACTTGGAGTAAATGAACTATACAAGTTTGACAAAGGAAGATTTGAGGCTCACAATGTAGAAATGCAAGTGGCCGAAGTTGGAACAAAATACGACTATTCATCTACTCCAAAATGGGTAGAACTTCAGGATCAGATTGATGAAATTAAGGCCAAGCAAAAGCAAGTGGAGGCAATGTGCAAATCTCTTAAATCAAAGACCATTACGGTGGATGAGGTAACCGGTGAAACTTTGGAGTTCTTTCCTCCGTCAAAGTCAAGTACAACCAGTATTAAAAGAACAATATTATGAGGATAAGAAAAATGTCACTCTATGCCCAAGTGGCAGAGAATTTAAATGCGAAAGAAATTCTTCCCTTTTCAGCACGAGAATGGAACGTACCATTGGTTCAATCGGTGGCCTATGGGAAAGTTGATTACCCGGAGGTAATGGAAGAAATTAAGAACGTTTTAACTCTAATGCAAGATGAAAGAGCAAGGAAAATCGAAACGTAGTAGCGAAGGTGCAGAGTTCTGCACTTTTATAGGAATTATAGGAATTATTTTATGTTGGTTATTTTTAATTATTACTTATTATGTCGAAAGAATTAACTTTTAACGAATGGCAAGCCCATTTATCTAATGAACTTAACAAGGATTATAAAAAACTTAAACTCATTAAAAATGAAAACATTTGTAAAGTATCACGAGGCAAATCCTCAAATTTACACCGAGTTTCAAAAAATAGCATTCGAGTTTATTAATCGAGGATATAAGCGGATTGGTGCTAAAATGGTCTGTGAGATCATTCGTTACCAATCAATGATCAAAGGTGATGGAACGTATAAGGTAAACAATAATTTCACGGCTGATTATGCCAGGAAGTTTGAAAAAGATTTTCCTTTGTATACTGGCTTATTTACAAAAAGGCTTTGTAATTTTGAAGATTAATATTATATTTGAATGTAGTTGATCTCTCACGTTATCTCAACAAAAAACTTAAAATGCCATCATTTAATGAACCGAAGGTGAGAGATCGGGGATTTATTTGGTGGCTTTTTTATTATGGCAAAACTAAAAATTTTAAACCGGTATGCAACTATACCGAATCAATTATTAAATGATAAATCAATATCATTAAAAGCAAAAGGTATGTATGCCTTTATTCAATCTAAACCGGATGACTGGGATTTTTCTGCTGAAAAAATATCAAATCAATTAAAGGAAGGTTTACCAACTGTTCAAAGTGCTTTAAAAGAATTAGAGCAAAATGGATATTTGCATAGGTTTAGATTTCAAAATGATAAAGGATATTGGGATGTAGAATATGAATTATTTGAAACTTGTACAATTCCAAATATTTATGATAATTCTAAAATTTACATAAATCCTGATAAGGAAAACCTAACATTAGGAAATCCTAATGAGGAAAATCCTATACCAGGAAAACCATCAAATATAAGTAATAAAGATTTTAGTAAAAAAGAAGATAATAATTATAATAATAATAAAAAAGAAAGAGTAGTAAAAGAAAGTTTTGCTGAAATGATTTTTCCATTTAAAGATCAATTGGGAAATGAGGCAGAAAACTTTTATTCGTACTGGATGGAATCAGATAAAAAAGGAATATCAAGATGGGAATCTGAAAAGTTTTTTGATATTGCAAGAAGAATAAAAACATGGATGTCAAATAAATCTAAATTTAATAATAATGGAAACGAACAAAAACTTGGCACGAGTGCCGCAAGAATGGAAGCCATACGAAAGTGGTAGTACAGTAACTATCTTGAAGGCTCAATCAAAAATTCCTATTAGAAGAAGAAGTGAAGAAGACCTAAAGGAAGTACTTCGTTATGTAATGGTTTTAGTTGGCCTTAGAGGAAACAATATGCCAACGGATGAGGAAAAGTATGTGATACTAAATTTCATTCGTTTAAACTTCGGGAATCAAACTCCGGAGGAAATAAGATTAGCATTCGAATATGCAATATCTGGTAAGTTTGAAATCGATGCAAAGTGTTATGAGAATTTTTCTTGCGAATACTTTGGTCGGATAATGAAGGCTTATATTGATTTTTCAAGAAATGAGGTAAAAGTTAAACCAAAAGAAATTGAGGAAGTGAAGCCAGTACCATCTGATCAAGAATTAAAACTGCAAGCAATAGACATCATAAATAATTATGCTGATCAAATAAAGGCAACCAAAGAAACCAATAAACGTTTCACCTGGATCGCCGGAGGTTTAAGTGATCTATACCGGATGTTAGTTAAATTTGACATTCAAAATATTTCAACTGAAGAAATGCAAGTAATTTGGAAAAAGTCCGAGAATATCAAGGATGAAGAAGAAAGAAAGAACTGGTGCCGTAATCAGGCTTATATTTTATTGGCTAATCAATTGGCTGATTTTGATGCAAGAATAGATTTAGAAGGAAAAATTAAACCGTTAGAATTATGAAAAGAAAACTTTTATTTGCTATTGCAATAGGACTTATTGCCTTCGGATATTATCAGACACTAAAAAATTATAAACCGAATAATAAAACTAAAAAGTATATTCAAATTGCTGAATCTGAGAAGGTTAAAATATTTGAGGATAACTTTGATTCAACTTGGGAGGTTTATGGTTGTAAATATTATGGTTGGAAGAAATGAAACAAGATGAACATAATCTCCAGGTAGCAATTTCTACCTGGTTATATTTAACACAAGAATTTTACTACTTTGCTATTCCTAATGGTGGTCTCCGCCATAGATCAGTTGCCATTAAATTAAAGATGGAAGGAGTTAAGTCAGGAGTGGCTGATATGTTCTGGATGATTTCTAATGATCGGTGGAAAGGTTTATTCATTGAAGTTAAAATAGAGAAAGGGAAACAATCATCAAGCCAACAAGCATTTGAACAAATCGCTTTAGCACATGGGTATTATTATGCAGTTGTTCGGTCAATAGATGATTGCATTAATGTTTTAAATAGGTTTAAATCAAATCAAATATGAGAAAGCTAGTATTTGTCGCATTTTGTTTTATCTCTTGTCAGAAGGAAACAATTGAACCATTTAAAAAAAAGATTGCTTGCAAGTGCAATGATGGATCTACATTTATTTGGAATGAGAATATTTTAAAACAAACCGGTTGGACTACTGGTAATCCATGCTGGGATAAAGGAGGAATTAAAGAATATATCTATGGCAATTAAATCTAACTACATCCAAGCAATCAAGTGGATTGATAAGCAATTAGATCAGCCGACTAAACAAATCAAAATTGGATGCGAAACTATTCTTGATCTGAATTATTCTTTGGCTATAAACCGAAAACAAATTTTAGAAAATTCGGAGCAGTTGTCTTATTCGGCATTCGGTAGAACTAAAAAAATAAAGGATTATTTGCAATTATCAAAATAAAAAAGTAAACTTTGTCCTATGAATGAGCAAGTTAACCATCCAGAACATTATCAATCGACCAACATTGAGGCTATTGATGTCATTGAGGAGTTTGATTTAAATTTCAATTTAGGTAATGTTGTCAAGTATATTCTTAGAGCAGAAAAGAAATGGGATAAGAAACAAGATTTAGAAAAGGCAGAATGGTATTTAAAACGAGAATTGCTAAAATTCAAAGGTTAAATGAACCGGAACGAAATCATTTCAAAACTCTATGAATCTAAAGAAATAGCATCGGCACTTCGCAAGATGCAACCGGCTCAACTACGAGAAGAATTAAGGCAAGAAATGTTTATTTCATTATGCCAATTATCAGATGAAAAGTTTTGGGGAATATTCAACAATAATGGAGTGGCTGGGTTAAAGTTTTGGCTAGTAAGATGTATGCTAAATATGATTTACTCCACATCAATCAATCAACCATTTTACCGGAACTTTAGAATGAAGTGGGAGATTTTGGATGGATTTGAGAATGTAAGTGATAATTTTAATTCAAACCATGATTATAAAGAAGTTCTTTTCAATCAGATAGAGGATAATCGAAAACTGCTTTCCTGGTACGAAAATGAAATGCTAAATACTTACATTGATTTAGGATTTAATCAAACAGAGATTTCAAGGCAGACAAAGATACCATACCAGTCAATCGTTAAGACCATTCAGATTATTAAAAAGAAACTCCGTGAACAATAGAAAGCCAAATGAAATGGCACAACATCTGTATAATGAAAATCTGTACTTTTGTGGATCTAAGGGAATGGCTTTTTGGAACTCAATATTCTGGGTGCAAAAATTTATTGATTATTGCCAAAAGATGGATGATAAGATATACTGGACATTAGTTAAGGATGAACTTCACAAAATAGATATATTCGCATGATAATTTTAGCATCTGTTTGCTTTGCTTTATTTTTTGTTTTGAATGGATTGAATAAAACCTTTCATGTAGATGTAAAGCCATTCAACTGCATACCTTGCCTTTCAGCATGGACTGCATTAGTTTTGTTTATTATGCCTGAATATAT